AACCTTAAAACAGCGGGGCTATTAACCCCGCGTTATTACTCAGTTTTACGCTACTGTAAACTGACCTTTGCAAAATGCTTTTGGTCGGTTAACGGCAAGCGCCATTCTTTCTTCTGCCAAAATTACAGCAGCGTTTTTAATGAAGAAATCAGCGTGTGATTCAGACACGCGGATTGTTACACCCTCTCTGCTGTATAACTTTGCGCCCATCGTCCAATCGCCGACCAAGAATGTACCTACTGCAATTGCATTAGTCACAATCACAGGCACACGCCAAATCTGCGGAGTCTCTGCACTTGTAGCAGCAAATGCCACTAGCAAGTAATGACCGTCAGTTGCTTTTGCAGTTTCTAGCGTTTGAAAATCGACAGGGTTAAGCAATAGGCCATTTATGTTGTAATATTCAAACTTCTGGCACTCAGTAACAGCAGCGCGAATTTTATCAATCATGGCCGCTGGTCTTTGCGCAGCGGTTGTACCTGCTGCAATCTGTCCAACGTTGTTAATTGCAGCATCGTTTAAAATACCGGACAAGTTTTGACCTAAGCCGGTACCAGTAAGTAACTGCTGGTCAGACACCAACTGCAAGCCGTATGATAATTCAACATCGATTAGGCTTTGTATTTGCGGCGCATCAGAAAGTATCTGACGTGATGCAGGAGTCCAATGAGCAATCGTACGAATTGGAACAGTGATTTCTTCCCATATGTAATTGCTCTCAGGCTTTGCAGCGAATTCACCTGCACCGACTGCTTGGTTAGCACCTGTACCGGTTAGCGGTCCTTGTGGCGCGGCGTTATTAGTCGCGGTAGTCTGACGCATAACGACAACGGCATTACCCGAAGCAGGTACTGTCGGGATAAGGTCACGTACACGTAACTGACGCATACCGCCAATAGTGCGGTAGACTTCTGGATCGCGGAAATCAGACACCAAACCACCGGCACTAGCTGCCAAGTTGCTAATATCTTTAAGCTCAACCGATTTGCCGAAGCCGTGATTGTTTTTAATTTCATCAGTATACAAAGCCGTTTCAACAAACTGCGCGCCGAACGATTTGCGACTTTTTGGTGAAAGGTCAAACTGGCGCTTTTGGTCGAGTTCCATCGCTACTAGCTTTGCATCTAGCAAAGCGAATTGGTCGTTTAACTTAGTTTCAGCAAGGGTTAGCGCATCTTTTAGCTCAGTTGATACTACTCCAGCCGCTTTAATTTCTGCATCGTGCTTGTCGCGGGCCTTTTTAAATTCGGCGGTCGCGTCTGCAAACAATGTCGATAATTCTTTAATTTCCATAATGTTACCTATTTAGAAAATGGTTAAGTTGCATAGTTAGGGTTGTTACATCGTCAAGCTCTGCCTCGCGCAGACTCTTGATCGCGACACAAGCCATTTTGGCGGCTTGCGATTTTGTATACCCTGCCTCGCGCAGAATATGTTCAAGTTCGCGCGGGTCGAGCGCGTTCTTAACTTGTGTAATAATTGCTTTCTCGTTCATCGGATAAGTGACAAGGCTAAACTCGACTAGCTCAAGTTCTTTGATTAAGCGTATACCGTCTTGATTATAATCAGCCTCTTTCGTGATAAAGCCGATGCTCATTGAATTAATAACTCCGTCTTTCATTAATATCTTCGCGTCACGCCCAAGGGTTGTATCGCTTATTTTACCCTCGATGTATAAGCCTTTATCATCGGTCTGCATAACCATCGGTTTACCAATAGGGCTGTCTTGCTTGTGCTGCCAGAGTATTTTTACCTGACTAGACTTATCAGCAAGCGTCTTATCAAACGCACCGCGCACAATTATATCGCCGCCTCTGTCTAGATCATAAGTTGACGCGTAGCCTTTAAATATATTGGCTTCCTCGTCCACTTCGTCCATTTTAAAAGCAACCTGCTTGTATTCCATAATTGTACCTTTGATTATATTGTGGCTATATCAGCTACTTATTAGCCAATTATAACACTATTGTTAATTTAAACAAATGATGGTTAATTTGACACTACTCAGCGGGAACGATTAAAGTCACGCATCGGCAATTTATTACATTCTCGGCGCTGCCGTTTGGATCGCCAGGGTAAAGCAACGCCTCGCCGCCTACACTAAAAGACTCATCGATGCCTACCTCGTCACCATCGGCTGCAAGGTGTGTTGCTCTTGTTCTTTCTTCGTCACCACTTGCTGACCATTTCTTTTTAACATTAATACCTGTAGCCTTCGCCGCCTCATATGATGCAGATTGACTCGCTGTATGTGTTTCCGTCCGCGCAATTACCCTACTCCTTAGCCTACTTATTGATGATGCTTTTGACGCAATTTCAGCTTGTATGTAAAGCCCAGCCGCGCGCTCATCAAGATTATCTCGCACCGCTTGAGCAGTTGCTCTTGACACAATAAGCTGCGCGTCTTTGCTAGTAGTGCCGACAACCTCGGTTAGTCGTGATGCACCATATCTAGCCGCCCATCTTTCGGCAGCAAGTTTATAAGCCATTGCAGGGTCAAGCATAAAATCTTTGGTTTCAATACCGCGCCATATTGATTTCTGTGCAGGTGTGAGTATGCGCTCACCGAAACTGTTAAACGTTGTATTCCAGTTACCTAGTAAAATACGCTTTATGTTTTCGCGGTGCGTTTCTTCCGCTGCGTTTTTTTCGCGACCTGTCGAAGTGTTGATGATTGCCAAGGTACCGCGCTTTATTTCTTTACGATACTGTGACTCATACTTGCGCTCAATAGCCGCTAAGAGGCGTAACTGGATAGCCCTCTCGCGCGCGTATGATGTGCCCGCGATTGTTTTCAAATCTCGCTGCCCAAATCAATACCGTTTGGCAATAAAGAGGATTGTAAATAGCCTGTATCGCTACCTGTAAACGATTCAAATCCTAACTCTAAACGTTCGTTAATTACATCAAACGGAACTCCCATATCAAACAGGCGCTTTGCATTCTCTAGCTTTTTGTCATAAGCCTCTTGCAATGCGGTAATGTTTGATAGGTCGTAACATATCTCTACATTGTCGCCAAATTCAACGGCAAGCTGACTGTTAAGCTGTTGCATAATCAAATCAAGCTGCGGGATTATTGTTGCCTCCCACAATTGCTTATTCATTGCATCGGCATTGGCAAGATTGACGTTTTCAGTGAAGCCGATTGCAGACAATGGAACGCCAAACGCCGCAGCAATTTCAGTCCACACGCTCTTACGTGAATTAACAAAATCCATCTCGGCGGCTGTTTGATTGAGTTGCTTAACTTCACCACTGCTTACAATCGGTGAGCGCGCATTGGCTGGCCCGCTTTGTCTTTCTTTTAGCTTATCGCGTATGTAATCCGCTTGCTCTTGTGTCGCGCCATCCGGTAGTTTTACGCTTAAATCACTTAGTCCGCGATTCTGGAAACTAACCTTTTGAAATGCAGCCGCCTCTCTGTCTACATCAGTCGCAATTGATGCGCCCATGAGTATAGGCATACCCCACACAGGCGATTGCGGATTAGGCATACGTATGTGGATCATATCAGCAGCAATTATATTGCGCTTGCCTGTCTCACCGTTGTAATCATAAGAGTCAATAAGGATTTTAGCGCCGCGCTTTATTTTAATGCGGTCTGTTTCAACCTGCCAAAGTTCAGCCGGTAAATTAGCCGAGCCTGCACGAGTCTCAGTGATAAAATTGTTGCCGGTTAAGTCAAGGTTTTGACTCACCGAATACATAAACTCATAAAGGCTTTGATCTGGATTAGGGCGCTTCAATAGCCTAACAAGTGGGTGATTGTCGGGCGCTTCATTGTCACCGATTTTCACATACCAGGGTACGCTTGCAATTAGTTTTGCTCGCTTTTCGACACACGCATATACAACGGCGCTTGATTGATAGCCTTCCGTAACTGCTTTCTTAGCGTCCCAATTTGTTTGGCCCTGACCATATAGCCGCCAGTTAGCAGTAAGTTGCGGTAATGTAAACGTCTTATACTCAATCGGGAATGATTCGGCTTTCTCAATAATAGGTACTTTCTTCTTAAACAGTCCGAACATTGACCTTGCCCCTTTTTAATGCTTTGTAAGCGCCTTTAGTACATTCGCCTAGCGTCTTAGTGCGTGCGTTGACAAATCTATGGTTAACAAGTTCAAGCCCCTCTGTCGCGTCTCTAGCTTTCTTGCGCATCGCTCTTAGTTCTGATTTTCTACCCATATTTAGCACGCCATTATTATATTGTTCTGCTTTATTAACGGCTGTAAAGCGTATCTTATGCCGTCCATATGATGATTGTTATCGTCTACAATAGTCGGCAATATGTCGCCGGTAATCCTATCTACTTTGTAGCTGTACAGCCTAAATTCTTCTATTGTGCGCTCACATCTCGGATGCACAATTATATTTTTGTAACTACGCATATGCTGAACACCATCCTCAACACTACCGGGCCATTTCTTGACCGATTGTATATTAGGTAAGCCGTTGCGCTTTAAATAGCTAATTGATTCAGGTCTTGCACAATCCGCGCGCACTACATACTTATCGATGTCGGGTATCTTTGATTTAATAAAGTAACTTGTATCGTCTAATTCAAGCCCCACTTTATTGGCCTCGTGACTTATATAAAGATTATTATTAGCAACGTAACAGCGGTTTGCTGTAGTAGGATCTTGGCTGAAACCAAAGTCCATACCGTGCAGTATTTGCCAATCTTCGAGCGGCTCAAATTCGTCAATCTTAACTTTACCCGCGAACACTTGAGCATCGCTATTTGTTAAATAAGCGCCCTCCCATATCCACGAATACATACTTGAGTCCATGACTTTCTGCGCGTTAATCCTTTGCTCTTTCAACACTTCTGGCAACATAGGGTTGTCATAGTGATTCATCTGTACAAAATGCGAGCGCGGGCTGACTTGCTTTCTGCATATCCGGTCGGCTGTGCTGTTCTCAACTTTCGGATTGTATATTATCCAAATCTCAGAGCGCGGCGCCCTTACCGTAGGCTCTAAATCTATCCAGCTATGCGCGGGCATATCTTCGGCTTCTTCAATTATGCACAAATCTATCTGCGCCATTGATTTAATGCTTGATATGTTATGCCGCAATCCCTTAAATACAAACTCTGTGCCATTCTTACCACGTATAAAACTTTCACCTACTTCATAATGTGCGGCTAACCAAGGTAATGATTTAATTGCATTGGCAAGCTCTGCAAACATTGATTCTTTAATGCTTACCTGTAGCTCTCTTGTACACAATATCCGCATAGGCTCGCAATAACCCCATACCGCCGCCATGAGTGCAAACGAATAACTTTTGCCGCTACCTCGTCCACCGTATGCGCCTCTAAAACGTAACTCGCCTCTAGGCTTGGCGAATACAGGGATTAGCTTAGGCGGTAGCTTTATCTGTGCTATTGTCATTCAGTGCTACAATTTCAATTTTAGTTATCGCTTCGCCGCCGCTGGTCAAATCGCTATCCACTTTGTCGTGATAACCGTGTCGCACTAACATTAACTTTGTTATCGCATAATTATACCGATTCGTAAGCCCGCCGTTAATCAGCTTAACTTCTTGCTCAGTATTCATTATTTCAAGTATTTCTTTAAATTCTGGATGCACTTTTGCCCAATTGTAAAGCACTTGACGACTGCAGATTAAATGCCTAGCCAATCCAGCGCCGGTCGGCACTACTTGATTCAATGTTTCGTAACCCTCGTTGACATACCAGAGCGCCTCGTTAAACGTATCATCATTGTAATTCGTAATAAACTGACACGTCCTTTTATCTTTTCTTGTCTTAGCCATTTAACACCCCTGCACCACTTTAATTCCAACATCAAAACAACGTGACCGTGTTGACGTATTCACCGTAATCTTAACCACTGACAAGCCCACACTCACACCGCTTGCAATAAAATTAACGCCTTTAGCATCGGTTGTGGTCGCGCTAACAGTCAGCAATGCATCGGTCACTATACTAGCCGTCGATATTGCTTCACCGCTCAACCACAAAGATACGTCAGCCTTAAAAGCATCAGCTTTATTTACCTGCGCGCGCCTTTCGATTACGTCCATTAGCTTGCTCTTACAGTCACAATTAAGCTGTTGACAGTTGACGTTTCGCCCGCGATAAAGTTAGTCGTCGATACGATAATATCAGCGCCCGAACCAGACGTACCAAGCGTTAAAGTATAAACCTTTGTACCCTTGGTCAATGTCGCACTTGTCGCGGTTTGTGAGCCTGTGCCGGTTATTGTTGCCGTCGCAATGGATGCCGCCGTAGCAAGCGCATCAGAGCCGCTGTTTGTTGCAGTCCAAGAAGGCACTGTATGAGTAGCTACCGCCGTTGCACCCGCTCTTATTACTAACGTACTTGTTACAAAATCAGTACCGAAGTCCTGCGCTCGTTTTAGTGTTGCTGCTGCATTTGCACTTGCCATGTTATTTTCCTAATGTAAAAATATTTGATTGCTTAAAGCGTCTAATTTAATTGAGCTTTCGCCCGCATGTAGAATTATTATACCACTGTTTTCAACATTAATGACAACACCGCTTAATGATACGCTACCCAATACAGTTATCGCGGGTAATTCAAAAGAGCCGTTAATGTTTGGTTGCGGGAATGTTGCGCTACTTGAGACGCTAAATGTAAAGCCTGGCAATTCAAACGAACCGTTAACAATCGGCTGCGGAATACCAAGCGACATTGAGCCTACAATATCGAATGCGGGCAGTGTGAACGCGCCGCTTACTGTCGGTTGCGGTAACGATGCAGATTGAGTTGCTGATATGCTTAGGCTTGGCAAGTCAAAAGCGGCATCACTTGTAGGCTGTGGCTGTGTTGATGATTGTGCGCCGCTAAACTCAAACGGTGCAAAGCTAAATGCGCCGGTTGATGTAATTGTATTATCTGGTAATGACGCGCTTATATCGCCGCTTACGCTGAATGCTGGCAGTTCGAATGCTGCGTTCGTAATGGGTTGCGGCAAAGATGACGATTGTGTACCGCTAAAGTCTAGTGCGTTGAAGCTAATCGCGCCGCTTGAAATTGGTTTCGGTAGTGATGCTGATTGTGAGCCTGATATTATAAGCTCTGGCAAATCGAATGCAGAGTTTGATATTGGCTGCGGTAGCGTTGCGCTTGCGTTACCTGCGAATTCGAATGGTGCGAATGAAAACGCGCCGGTAATTGTGGTGTCTGCTGAGCCTGTGCCTTGGTATAATTCCCATTGAGAACCATCTGTCGGGAAGTTTACTAATGTTCCGTTATTACCGCCTACTGAATCTGTGAGGATATTTCCTGTGCCGCCAGATAATGTGGGGTTTGCATTGAGAGCTAATGTGCCATCGGTAAACACCTTAAAGCCGTACAAGTCCATCTCTTGCGCGTCAGCACTTCTTCCTAAAGTTGGCATGTCAGGGAAGCTTGCTCTTTGTAGTGCGCTATCTGTTACACTTGCGACTTCAACATCG